ATTAAATCTTCTACCACCATTCTTGTCAGGTAAACCTTTTGATTCTTCTTCTATTTCTTCTATAACTTCTTCAACGGCAGGTGGTGTTGTAGGTGGAGTAGCAGGTGGTGGAGTTCCACCATTAGTTAACCTTCTAGCGTCTGTAATCATTTTCATAAAGCCGTTATATAGATTACTAAAAGTACCGAGACCAAGTTTCTCCATTTGCTCTATTGCGACTGTAAAAGAAGATAATGCTTTTTGGTCAGCGATAGCTTCGTCTAGTTCCATTTTTGCTAATGCTATTTCCATTAAGTTCTCAGGTGTTTGAGCAGTAGCTTCGTTTAATTCTTTTTGTGCTTCTGCAAGGTCAGTAGTTGCTTTTTCAAGTTCTACCTCTGCTCTTGTTACATCTTCTAACGCTCTATCTAAACTTCTTTGGGCTTGTGTCTCGTCACTTGTTGCACTCTCACTAGCAATAGTTATTTCAGTAAGTTTTTGTTTTGCGACTGCAAGTTGCAGTTCTTGTAACTTACTACGTTCTTCTTGTTCTTCTAATCTCTCAACGGCTACTCTTTGACTCTCGATAGCTAATTCTTCTTCTAATGTTACTTTTTTAGATTCTATCTTTTGTTTTTCTAACTCTGATTCAGCTTTTGTTACTTCTTCTATTGCTTTTTGTAAGTTATCATCAGCTTTGATTTTCTTCTGTGCTTCACTATTTCTTGCCTTCTCTAAATCAATTTCTCTTTGTTTTATATCATTTAGTTTTTGTGTAGCACTTAATATTCTGCTGAGTATTGGAATAGCCTTACTTTGTCGTTCTTCATTAAGTTTCTTTTCTTCGTCTGTAAGTTCTTCAACTGAGTCTGCTAAATCTTTATTGTTATTAATTTGACGTTGTGATAGTTCATCAAGTCCGTGCATACCTTGAGCTAAGTCTCTAGTAATTTTATCTTGAAACTCTTGTTTTTCATTTGCTACTTGTACTGTTCTTGCATATTCCTGATAAGTTTGAGCAGTTTTTTTGTTCTGTTCTTCTATTTGTCTTTGTTTAGCTTCTACTCCAGTAAGACCAAAGCCATAGATTTCTAATTTATCTCCTGATTTTTCAAGTTCTCTGTTTGTTTCTTTAACTTGTTTTATAAAATCAGTAAATCCTTGAACACCTGCTGAGATTTCTTCTACTAAATCTATTACGAATGGTGTTACTGAAGCACCAATCTCTGACCCTAGCTCGCTAAATGATTGTCTCATTATGTCAGTCTTAGCGTTTAAAGACCCCATTTGCTTGTCAGCAACTTCTTCGGTCATTCCACCTGCGTCCTCTAAAGCATTTTGATAATTCCTAATCTCATTACCTGCACCTGACAAGATTTTAACTGCGTCAGCTACACCACGATTCAAACCCAACTGGTCTAATGTACTTGCTTTAAGTTCATCAGACATTGGAGATAATACGGAGTCTAAGTTTTCTACTAAGTCAGCAACGTTGAGTAAGTTGCCTTCTGAGTCAAACATTTGAAGATTAAGTTTCTTAAACTCCTCGCTATTTTTTGCAGTAGCTCTAGGAATATCTCTAAGTAACTGATTTAACTTTTCGCCTGCTTCTGCACCTTTAACACCTCTATCTGCAAAAGCTGATAAGACTGCTACACCTTCTTCAATACCTTTGTTGGCAACCTTAAGAGAAGCACCTGCTTTGTTTGTAAGAGCTTCTGAGAACTGTTGTACAGAAGCGTTGGCTAATGTGTTAGCTTTTACTAATACATCTGTAACTCTTGTTAGGTTTTCTAAGTTTTGTTGAGCGTCATCTACTGTTAATCCTAATGCTGATTGTGCGTCTGTTGCTAAGTCAGTAGCAAGAGCCATATCGAATAAACCTGCCTGAGCAAATTTTGCAACCTGTGGTAATGCACTTATGGATTGTTGTGCGTCTAAACCTGCTGAAGCTAAGAAGAAATAGGCTTCGGCAGATTGTTCAGCAGAAATTCTTGTTGTTCTTGATAGAGCCATAGCTTGAGACTCCATAGCTTTTTGTTCTTCAACAGTTGTATTCATAATGGCAAGAGACTGAGTCATCTTGTCATTAAATTTAGCGTATTCTGATACTGCTAAAGATAGACCTTTGACTAAAGCAATACCAACGGCAATACCGACTGTGCCTGCAACTTTACCAAACTTACTAAACTTTGCAGAAGATTTATCAGTCTTACTGCCCAATGTATTCATTTGAGCTTGTGCTTTTGTAAATCCTTGTAGGACAAGTTTAATTAGGATATTTGAACTACCCATTATCTTTGTTTCCTTTTCTTAGCTTCTGCTTCTGCCATAGCTTGTTGTTTGTTTTTCTCTTGTTGCTCTACATAGTAGTAGGTTGCCCATTGAGAATACTCCAATGATGACATTTTAGTCCTTAGTTCGCCAACTGTCATTCTTAAGTCGCGAGCTAATCTAAATTGGAAGGCTAAGTCAGGGTTAGCTTTTGAAATCTTCGGCTAATACCGATTCAATCTCACTTCCCACACCGTTAAGTGTATTGAGTTCTGCAAATATTAAATCTATAACTGTTGCGTCTTTTTCATAGAGCGTATCTATTGCTTCATCAGTTAATACAGGGTCTACAACACTCTCTTTGAGAAGTGCTTTTTGATAATCAAAAGCGTCTGTTTCTTCGCCATTGATTAATCGACCTAATTCGATTTGCATTTTTTTAGATATGCCTTTTACCTTCATAGAGACATTCCATTGTGGAATATCAATAGTCTTGGTTGGCACATCAGGTAATGACTTGATGTCATCTAAGTTTAAAATTTTAGCCATACGTCTAGCTCTCCTTTTATTTAACTATGTAATGCTCTTGTGATTGCACCTGAAACTTGCATATCGGCAGAATATCCTACGACATCTCCTACGGGACTTGATATGGCATAAGAAGTCATTATTGCTTCTCCAGTATATTTTACTTTGCCACTAGCAGTTCCCTCAGGGCTATATTCAAAAGATAGAGTTGCTGATTGACCAACAACTGCACCCAATATAGCGTCAGCAGTAGAATCCCAAAGACCTGACAATCCGATTGTCGCGTCTTTAAGACCTGCTATATATGTTTTATTATCTGCACCTAGTGTTGTAGTTTCAGATACATCTGATGTTTCAGGAAAATCAACATTGTTTACAAAAGCTGAGATATCAGTCAATGAAGCAGACGCGTTGTCTAACTTAAATACTGAATCTTTACCGTGTACAAATGCCATATATTCTCCTTTTAATTATTTCTTCCAAATCCAACTATAACATTGAAACTTGGGTTTGTTCCACTAACAGTATAAACGACTTTTAAGTATCGATTTACTGTTGTGCCACTTGCTACTTCTTTAACTTCTGCACCTGCTGATGTCAAAGCAGTAAAAGATACAAGGTCTGCGTAGGTTGAGTTATCTGCTGAGTGTGTAATCTTAGCAGTCAACGTAGGCGTACTTGTTCCTGATACTGATGTTGCAATTATAAAAGCACCACCACCATTAGCAGTAGAGCTTGCATTATCTCTAGCAGTTCCGTTACCTGTTGCAGTAACAGTAGCATTTTCTAAAACGCTTCCACTAAAGAAACCACTTGCTTGTAAGTCAAAGGTAACTGCAACAACATCTCCAACAGGACTTGAAATCCCATAGTTAGTTGTTACACCTTTGCCGAACATACAATCATCTGTTGCGTCAACTCCGTCAAAACCAATGAGAGCGACTTTATCATTAGTTCCAACTAGACCTTGAATAATATTATCAGCAGTAGCGTCAAAAAATCCTGAGAAGGAAACTGAAGCGTCCTTTTCTCCTGCAACGAATGTTTTGTTAGAGCTACCAAAAGTGGTTGTCTCTCCAACATCAACTGTTCTACTTGGGTCAGCAGAACTTAAATAAGAACTCAAATCTGTTGAGTCCATAAAAACTTTGGTATCTTTACCGTGTATAAAAGCCATTTACTTTTTACCTGTCCTTCTTCTGTTACGCCTTCTGCTTGACGGCTTACTGCCACCAGTTCCATACTTTGACATATCTCTCCTTATCTTAGCCTTACTTTTTTAATTTCCAACTCAATGCTATTTGCTTTTGTGCTTTTTTAGTAAGTTTTTTTCTTGCTTTTCTAGTATTTTTTTCAGCTAGAAGTAAGAATGGAACTAAGGGTGTTCCTCTCTCGCTAATAGAGTTTACCACACTATATGTGTTCAATCCTTTACTTGTTGCCCAATCTTCTATTGGTTGTACTGGTGGGTAGTGTGGGTCAGTTCTCCAGTTTTTACCACCCCAATTTTTTCTGTTCTTCTTTGGTGGTAACTTGTAACCATTAGGCAATCTTTTAAATTTACCGTGTACAAATTTAGAATGTGGTGCAGTTGCTTCAATCTTAATTTTTTGTGGCAACCTTCCGACCATAGCTACTTGTTTAAAATCAATAGAATCTCTAAGAGTTCCAGTATCAACAGGTACAACTTTTTTTGCGTTTTCTGTAATTGCTTCAGCGTGTTCATTCATAAGATGACGCAAAGGTATTAAGGTAAAATTACCATTTTGTAATTTCCTTTTTAGTGACGTAAATCCTGAAAATGTAAAATCTCTATTAGTTGCCATAAAGACATACTAACAAAAAAGCCACCTGAGTAGGTGGCTTCTCTGAGTTATGTTTTGTTTAT